CCACAAAGTTGTCCGGCATACCAGTCACTTCTGCCCCGACCGGGTCAAGGATGAGTTCCGGCCAGGGGTGCGACGTCCGCCGGGGGATCGGCTTCTGGCGCGGGGCGTATTTGTCCGTGGCGAGTGTTCCCGCTGCTTTCTTGTTCCGAGGCATCCCCAGCAGTCCCAGATATCAAGCCTGATTGTGGTAGTTGAGGCAGTCACAGATACAGGACTCGAAGGTCTCTTGGGAGCGTTGGGCATTCAAGGCGGCTCAAGGAGCGTAATCGTAGAGACAAACTGATGTTTGTCAAGGACACCACGGGGGTTGCCAGGCCCCCTTAGCTCTTAGCTGGGTGGTGAACCCGGCACCGCATCGCACACTTTGGGTCCGCCTAGCAGGGTGCAGATGCGGCGCGGCGCGGTGCCAGCGCGGGCTTCGCCTTCCTCCCCTATGGCTTGGGGCGTTTCAGCTCAGGCTAAGCCAACCCGGCCGTGCTACCAGCTTCGCACGACCGGGTTCGGGCCCCAATGGGCCCACAAGAAACAGTACGTGTCGGGAGCCTCACTTCCGCCACGTGCCCCAGTAAAGGGGTCTTTAACATGCCAGGCGTCCTTTTGAACTCTCATTGCCCTGAGGGTCTTAAACATGGGACACCAAAGGCACCAGGAGGTCGATGTCCAGTCGCACCAGACGGCCATGGGACTCCATAATCATCCTCTCAGCTTCAAGCTGGTGGGCAATCGGTATCCCTGTCCGCTTGGCGAAAGACTCTCGTATGGCCGGCGTGATGGGTACAACCCGACGCGCCAATACCTCGAGCGTGTCTCGACCAGATTTCGACCGCACGTCAAGTCCCAGTCGATCAAGGAGGGCTCTACGCCCCTCGTCGTCGAACTGTGGCCGTGCTCCCCGGGTTTCCCGCTCGTAAAGGCGGAAGAAAGCCTCCAATATAGGGAGCCCGCCCGTTTCGGCCAAACCACTTAAGGCGGCCGCGCGAGCAAGCTTCTGGCAATAGCCCTTATGGATGGCTTGGCGCTTCTGGATACGCGCCGTGTAACCGGCCCGTTCTAGCACCCGCCCAGGTTTCCTCACCATGCGGTAGCTGCAACCGTCCCACATAAAGTAACTGCTGCAGAATTCCGCCTGGTCAATCGGCGACACGTAGCTCACCGTGATATCCAGCCCCAAGCCGGTGAACACGGTGATCAGCCGCTGGAGCAACTGATGCCCCAGACCCCTCTGAGTAATGAAGATGGCGTCGTCGCCCTTGACAAGCAGGAGAGCGATGACCTCGGAGGTCTGGAGAGCTTTCTGTAGGTCCCAAATGGCGGTTTTCCCGCCTACCAAGACGACATGTGTAGTCGACGAGGTCGTGTCACCGTCCCCGGAAGATTTGGCTCCAAACATGGTAAACTTCAACGGGGGTTTGCGGTCCGGCATCGGCATGCTGCCTTCCGTGAGCCACATGTGACGCTTCAACGACCAAAACTCAGCGTGTCTGGGCTGCGCACGGGGAAACGCTAGCTCCAGCGGAGGGTCTGTGACTTCCTTCCACACTGCCGGGGTCATCGAAGCGTCGGCCTTGGAAATATCCACGGAGATGGTGTCAGCATTGGCGCCAAACCTATGCATACACTCAGTCACCCAGGCCTCAATATCGGCGGTCTTCATGGCCGGGCCGTAACCCGGCAGCCGCGCTGACCAATCATGCCATGCTGCGAAGTACGGGCCGCCAACGGTATGAGAGGTGGCGTGCCTATTCGAAATTAATCGAGGCAGGCCGACCTTCACATCGTCGGTGTCGTATTCCCAGTCGGCCAATCGCCCGGCCTTCTCATTCTTCAAGAACGTGGAGACCGAGTAACGGACCGGCTGGCCCAGCAGGCGGTCCCGCATTGCCTCCTCGTACAAGCGCACGTTGCGCGACCCGGTCCTTGCGATCCAATCGCTAAAGTCCAAAGGCTCGAGGACAGCGGGGACTTCCCAGTCCGTGAACGGGTGTGATGGCCAGACTCCCGTAGCCGGCGCGCTCTCCAGCCACCGCTTCAAGAGGCGGCTGACGCGCGTCAATGACCGAGCATCAGGTGCAAGCTGCGCGCACATGGCCCGCCCCACCAAGGCTGACCACCTGTTACACGCACAATTTCCTTTGATGCCAGGCCGTGTGACGAACACAGGCCCAATCTGTACAAGGCGCAATGTGTTGTCTCCCTCGCACATGCCCGGCGTTGCATGGTAAGGGGAAATATATGAAGCTGGTCGATCAACGGGCGGTC